TGCGCGCGTGAAACGAGATTTAATCCCCTGGGAAGATGTTCAAAAAACGATTGCGAATTGGGCCGTAGCGACGCGGCAGAGGTTGGACGCCTTGCCATCGGAAGCTGCTCCCTTGTGCAATCCTACCGACCCGGAACATGCGCGGCTGGCTCTTGAAGGATGGCTGGCGTCGTCTTTGCCGATTATCAGGGCCGGCGCCGACGCGAGTTATGATGTGGAAAAGAAAGAAACAGGACAGATGAATGACAGGCAGAATCCATAATCTTGCAAAATCTTCGTTTCAAGACCGCCAAAAAATAACGGTGACAGAATGGTGCGAGCGCAACATTGTTTTTGCTGAGGCGGAGAATAAGGGGCCGTTTCGGATACTGGCGCGCGAATATCAGCGGGAGTGGTTGGATTCATTTTCCGACAAGGGGATTACAGATGGAGTTATTGTAAAAGGAACGCAGGTGGGGGGCACATCAACCTTCATGGCTGGCTTATGCTGGGCGATTGCGCACGAGCCGATGGCGTGCATGTGGGTGATGCCCTCGATTACAAAAGGCGATGAAACATCGAATTCCCGATTCATGCCCATGATACAAGCCAGCCCAGGAGTGAGGCACTTAATTCCCTCCGGGAAAGACCGTTACAAATTCAAGACCAAGCAATACCAGATCGGAGGGTCTTTAGTTTTGTTCAAGGGAAGCAACTCGCCATCAGCCATCTCGTCAACCCCATGCTCTGTGGTCATCCAAGATGAAATGGAGAAATTCGATACAAAAGCAACAGGTGAAGCCGGCACATCAAGGCTGGCGGACGCGCGGGTTGATAACTGCCCAAATCCAAAAAGGTACAAAGACTCCACGCCGGCGATGTCGGACGGATTGATTTGGGAAGCTTTGCTGACGACAGACTTGCGGCGCTGGTTTGTGCCATGCCCGCACTGTCAGCGGCGGATCGTGCTGGCGTGGTCGAAGTTGTTCACGATGTTCGATTTGACAGGAAATGAAGCTTTCGTTTCTTGGGACAAGGAGGCTAAACGTCCCAACCGGAATGGTTTGGATGCGTGGGACTTGGACCGGGTGGAGAAATCGGCGGCTTTTATTTGTCCGCATTGCGCCGGGAGAATTCTCGACAGGCACAAGACTTTCATGGATCGAAACGGGGGATGGCAGGCAACCAAGACGGCGGAGCGCGGTCGGGTTGGCTGGCATTTCCCGTCCATGTATTCCAGCGCTGTTTCAAATTCGTTTGGGAAGCTTGCGGTGGAATTTCTACGGCAGAAACATTCCTTGGAAGGCTGCCAGGATTTCATAAACCGAAAATTAGCCGAGCCATACAACGCTCAAGACACGATTGGAGAGCGCACGGAGCTTGTCAAGAAAGCTATAGAAACTTTCAACATTAAAGAAACGACCGACTCCCCCAAAAAACTAATGACTGTTGATTGCCAGTTTAACGCGCCCTACTTTTGGTATATCATTCAAGTGTGGACTCCAGACGAAACGCAGATCATCGAAGCCAGCCATTGCGATACATGGGTGGAATTGGAAGACATTCAAAAGCGGCATGAGACGATCCCAGACAGGTGGGTTATGGTGGACTCTGGGTTCGGAGCTAAGTCCGACGCGGAGGTATATCGCAACTGTGCAAGGCATTGTCAACCTGTCCCAAGGCGCGACAAAGTGCCGCTTTTGCTCGGCTGGATGCCGTCAAAAGGAATGCCTGGCGGAAAGAGATGGAAAAACGAAGCAGGCGTTCTCACGCCGTGGACAATGCGCGAGATTGATCCGTTCATCGGCACCGCGGACGCCGGGGTTGCCACGATCTCACTTTTCGAGTATGGATCGGATTACATGAAAGACATTCTTGACACCATGCGAAAGAATAAGAGCTTTGTGAAGATCAAGTGGAGTGTGGCTGGCGACAAGGGAATTGATTTGAATGTCTTTTGGAAGCACATGGACGCCGAGCATAAAATTCCGAATTACAAAACCAGGTCGCAAAGCTGGCGCTGGGAGCCGAGGTCGAAATCCGGCGGCTGGCCGAACCACCTTTTTGATTGCGCGGTTATGCAACTTGCTTTAGCCAACTCGCTTAACCTGGTGAGATTCACCTGATGCCGTCTCAATTTTTATCACCCAAAGAAATCGCCTCACTGTGCGGCTGCTCAGTGCGCACGTTTTGGCGGATGGAAAAACGATTCCGAAAAGCGCGGAAGAAATTCTCCGCCAGATTAGTCCTGTATCATCGAGGAAAAGTGTTTGCGATTCTTCATTTGCGCCGTTAAAGCGTGTCACTAACTGTCACTACGTAAAACTTCGCATCTGCGAAAGAAAAGCGTATTGGTAGAGTGAAATGGTAAGTGTCGATGATAAGCGCAGCATGTTGGAAGACGCGTGGAACGCCTCGCAGGCGACCACGCCGCCGCTCCCTCTTCGCGGCCAACTCCGATCATCGGAAACCCAAATCCGAAAGGCGTTAGCCCAGGGTTCCATCTCCCACATTGGAGGGTCAGGCCGGTCAACCGGATTCGCCGGTTACGGACAGGGAGAAAACACGCCGCTAGAGGTCGCGCAAGGATACCGGGAACTGGTGGACCTTTACGGGCATGGTTTGCGAGTTTTAATACAATGTTCAACCTACGGCCTTGACGCTTTCTCGGTGGAGCGTGATGGAAGCGATCAGGGTTGGTGTTACGGGACTCCGCTTCCGCCGCAAGTCACCCCGGTTGTTATCGTTGACACAAAGAAAAAGTGGCTGCCTTTGTGCCAAGAATTCTCTGTGATTTACAACACAGTTGTTGGCCAAGCCGTCGGGGATGCCGCCATTTTCCTTTGGACGATGTACCACCTGGTTCCGATCACCGAGGTTGGTTCTGACTACACGCTGCTGTACGTCCCGCCTGGCCAATTGCAATACGCTTGAGCATGAAGCTGTCAACACGAATCCTAAACGCGGCGCTGGCCCTGGCCGGGAATGGCCGGTTTGGGAACGCGCTGGAGGCGATGTTCAACCGTTACGAGGCGGCCCAGCCCGGAGGGGCCGGACGGCCTTGGTTGCCTGGGTTTGTGCGTGATGCGAAGTATGACGCGAACTCTTTTTCCCGTTGGGAAATGTGCCGGAAGATTCGATATTTCCAGCAGAACATGTGGTTGATTCGCAAACTGCGAGAAGTGTACGTCAAATATGTTGTCGGCCCGAACGGATTACAAATCATTCCCGCAAGCTCTGATTCAGATTTTAACAAGCGCGCTTTGGAAAAGTACCTGGAATGGGGAAGGTCTCCGTTTTTGGATTCCAACCTTTGCATTGGCGAGGGTCACAAGCTCATGGCTGGAGAATTACAAATTGACGGCGAAGTGTTCGCTTTGAAGAGCCGATTTAAGAGCGCCGGTCGCCAATCCACACCAGCCATACAGCTCATTGAGTCGCATCGGTGCTCTTCTCCATTTGGCGAATTCGCCCCGTCGGGAACAAACTTCTTGTCAACGAATGTTGACGGGGTGGAAATTGACGCGAACGGGACCCCGACCGGGTACCACTTGCGCACGGGAAAAGACGCCCTGGAAAGCGACCTGTACTCCAAGGAGGATGTTATTCACATTTACAACCCCGACCGCATCGGGATGTACCGCGGGATCACGCCGTATTATGCGACGCTGTCTTGTTTGCAAGACCTTTACCAGTTGGAAGAAATGGAAATGCAAAAGGCTAAAGCCAATGCGGAAAGAGCTTGGATTTTATTTAACAAGACCGGTGAAATGGATGCGTCCAAGCTCCGACAAATGGGGTATGGAAGCGGGGCCGGCACTTCACCTTCACCCGGCCTCGCTGACGATGATTTGAAAAAGAGGATGCAGCAATTTCGCACGGTGTATGGATCACGCGGAATCTCCTTGCGCAGCGACGAGGAAATGAAGATCGAGGAGAATCCAAACCCATCCGCCGCCACGCAATGGTATTGGCGCTACAAGATTTCACAGATATGCGCCGCGGCGGGAATCCCCATGATCCTGGTCCTTCCAGAATCAATTCAAGGCACGGTGGCCCGCGCCATCATGGACGACGCCAACATTTTCTTCCGTGGCCAATTCCATCTTATCGGCGCAGGAGCAAAACAAATGTATTGGCACTGGCTGGATTGGGCGGTCTATAACGACAAAAACCTGGTGGATCCTCCAGCAGATTACAGAAAGTGTCACGTCCTTCCTCCGCGCGCCGTCAATGTGGATGTTGGCCGAAACTCAAAAGCAATGCTGGCGGAGCTGCAGGCCGGCACCACGAGCTATGACGCCATTGCGGCCAACGAAGGATTAACTCCAGAAATCCTTTTCCAGTCAAAAGGAAATTCTGTTGTTCTGGCCCATCAGATCGCGCAGCAGCTCAGCGCGTCGTCTGGGTTTGACATCAAGCCGGCGGACATCATGGGCAACCTTGCGGAAATTATTCAAAAACTCGGACAATCCCGCGGCCAGGAAAGCGAACCGGAGCAAGAACAAGCAACGTCCACCGTATGAAGAAAATACTCAACTTCAAGTGGGGAACCATAGCTATTAACATCGGCGCAGAGGAAACCGATGCGGCGGAAATGATGGTGTATGACACCATCGGAAAGGACCCCTGGAGCGAAGGTGGAATCTCCGCCTCAGATTTCAAACAAGCTTTGGACGAGATCACCCCAAAAACCCGTCCGCTTAATATCCGCGTGAACAGCCGCGGAGGGGATGTCCACGAAGGCATGGCCATGATGTCGCTCTTAAACGAATGGGGCGGCGACATCACGACCACAATTGACGGAGTAGCTGCCTCCACAGCTTCATGGGCATTCATTGGCCCGGCGGACAAGGTGGTCGCCGGGCGTGGAACGCAGGTGTTCATACACGACGCAATGGCCTTCACTTTTGGAAACGAGGAAGAACTGATAAAAACCGCCAAAGAACTGGCGAAGACCTCTGATCAAATTGCTGAAATGTATGCGGAGAAATCGAGTCAATCCCCGGACAAGGACAAGCGCCGGGACAAGGACCAGATGCGATCTATGATGAGAGACGAAACGCTGTTGACAGCGGAAGAGGCGCAAAACGTCGGACTGGTGGACGAAATAGTTGACAAGCAGACCGTTCGCAATTTCACGGCCAAGGAAATTGCGCAAATGCACAATTCATTGGCTAGAACATACAATCACGCCGCAAAATTAACTCCTGCGGCACAACCCACAACCCAAATGAACAAAAAGAAAATCATCTCGCTCTTGAATGTCGCAGGAGTGACTCAATGGAATGGCGCCGCCATCACCGAGCAGACCAGCGACGAAGACTTGGCTGCGGCCCTGGAAAAAACCATCAACGAAAAGAAAGCGGCCATCCCTGTGCCTGCGGTTGTTACCCCGCAAAACGCTGACGACATCGCCGCCTTGAAACAGCAGATTGACTCGCTGGTTGCGGCAAACAACGAATCGCGCAAGCAACGCATCACAAACGAGGTCCAAAAACTGGTTGATAACGATCAGTTGCCGGCCAATTCCCGTGACAAGGCGGTTGCGCGAGCAATGGCGGATGAAAGCTACCTGGACGAGCTGCGCGCCCTGCCAGCCATCCAACCCGGAGCTCCGCCGGTCAACGGCATTGTGCCCATTGGCGCGGAACCGGATTTCAAGAACCTGCAAACGCATCTTCTCGACCGCGGCAATTTCATTTACAAAAACTTCGGCGGCAAGAATGCCCCGGAACGTGTCGGGCCGGAAGGGGCGAGAGCCATTCATGAGAATGCAATGGCGCGCGCGCAGTTGATCAAAAAGCACAAAAACATGTTGGTGCAGATGTGGAACACCAACACAATCGACGCTGGATTACAGCGCCAGGTCATCATGTCGGACATCGTGGAGGAATTCGCGCTTCGCATTATGCCGGTGCAAGCGTTCTCAATGGTGTTTAGCAGCGTGCCACTCGAAGGTACTGACAAGATCGAAGTGCCGTTCTTCCCGTTGCAGACTGCGGCCAGCAATTCGTGGGTGGCGGCGAATGGTTACGCCACAGCCAGCATGAGCAACACCACGCAAAACACTCGTGAGGTGTACATTGGCGGCGGCGGATCCAACAGCGGAACATCGGCGGCTGCCGGGACTTGCGCTGACAGAAAGTGGCTGGGCATGTCCATCCAATCGTATGAGCTGGCCCGCCAGCCGTACCAGAACTGGGCCAAACTCTACAGCCAGAATGGCAACAAACTTGCCGTTGACGTGTTCGGGGATTTGATCTCCCGCGTGATTCAGCCGGTTAATTTCGGCAACCCGATTAAATCTGTTCCTGCCGCCGCTTTTGGCGCGGATGATGTGGCCGATCTCTACTCGACCGCCACGGGGCAGAACTGGCCAGAGGCGAACCGTTACTTGACGTTCAACCACCCTTACAACGCCGCGCTGCTCAAGGACCCGACGTTCAAGTACGCCCTGAATTACGGCTCCACGGATCCAATCCGCGCCGCGAAGATTCAAGAGGCTTACGGGTTCGAGAACATCTATTCCGTTCCCAACCTGAACAGTTACTTCACCGCCGCCAATCAGCAAGGCAACCCGGCGGCCACGAACCAATACGTTCAGGGGTGGATTAACAACAAGTCTGCGGTCATCTTCGCCGCGTCGCCCATCATGCCTACTCCCGAAGTCCGGGCGTTGATCGCAAGCTATGACATGGTGCCTCATCCCGTCCTTGGCGTCGCTCTGGAATTCCGCCGGTTTGGCGACCTGATCCTGGACTCTTCTCGCTGGACTGTGGAATGCTCTTACGGCGGCGCCAAGGGCGTTGCATCTGCCCTGAACCTGATCAGCAGCCAATAACCAATCGCTCATGGGGGCGGGGAGTTACTAACCGCCTTTGAGCAACCAAGAATTCAAACTATGAGAACGGCAACAACCTTCGGGAAAAAGCACGGCGAAAAAGGCGAATGGGTGTGCATATCTGACCCCGGCATTCCCATCGGCGATCAGCAATTGCATTACCGCATGTTGCGCGGTCGCCAGAATCCTGATTACGCAATTTTGCGTTACCAGGAATCGGACGGACATGCGGTGGAATGGAAATCCCGGTCGCCGGAACAAAATGCCGCCGCCGCCGAGGAAGCTGCCGCTCTCGAAAAGGCGCTGCAAGACAACATCGCCAAGCGATTCAAGGCGGATGAGGACGCCAAACTGGCGCAGGCCCAGGACATCTTGGAAGCACACGAAAAATCTTTGGCTGAAAAAGCGCGCATCGCCAAGGAATCAAACCGGCGCAAGTAACGTCAACAATTCTTTTCAACACAAAACAATCCACAATCCAAAAACATGAAAGCAATCAAATATATCGTCAGCATCGCCGCCGCCATCTGCCTGTTCGCACTTGCGACCGGGAATGCTCTGGCACAAGCGAATCAGGTCTTCCCGACATCCCTTAACGGGGTGGGCAACACAAACAACTATCCCGGAATTGACTTTACATACGGAACCAACATCGCGACTAACATTTTTCGCGGATTCAGCACAAACCTGTTTGCGGCCAACGGCAACGTCACGAACGTATCCACCAATCTGACTGCCATCGGCCTTGGAACGAACTATTGCGGTTTGACCATTATCAATCGCGGACGCAAAATCTGCCTCTCTTATACCGCCGGCCTGGCTGCCACTCCGACGAATTCGCCTTACCAAATTCTAACATTTGACGGCACGGCGGACTTGGCGCATTGGCAAACGAACGTGTTTCAATGGACCGTCGGCCCATTGGTCAACGCCACGAATGGTTTGACCACATGGACAACCAACCTGATATCGGCCTCATCTGTATATCTGGCCATCGCCGCCAGCCAGGAATGGAACACGAATACCTACGCCATTACGAACGCAGTCTTGACGAGTTATATTGATGGTCAGCCTTAACCGGAATGTCCCTTGCATTCGACATCCTCAGTAAAACGCATGGAGCGGTCGCCGTCCCCATCCACGGCGACACGCTCGCGCTCCAAGACGATGTCGGAACTGCGATCACAGGCATACTCAACGATCAACCGGATATTATCCCTGAATTTGAGGTGGGAGTTGACCCGCGCGAAGTCGCACAATTTACGGTGCAAAGGCCCATCCCAAAAGGGACATTCAACGGCATCACGCGCAGCATAGATTCCAATGACAAGTTGAAATTCGGCATTCACACTTTCATGGTGATTAAGCGTAAGGATAACGCGGCTGAACTTGGTGATTGCGTGGATGTTTGGCTGGTAAAAAATGTTTACGGGCGGGATATATCTCCCTCCCCTTAAAATATGGTTGAACTGACTAACATTGATTTCTCCGCATGGAACCGGAACGGCGCAAAGTTTGTCGCCGTGCTGGGCGTTCAGGCGGAAAAGGTCGTCAAATTCGAGTCGGCTCAATTACTCAACACCTTAATCCGCGTTACCCCGCCGCGGGACATTAACAAAACAAAAGCGCGCATCGCCAAACGGATCAAGGCTGTTTTCGGAATAGGCTCTGGCTTGAAGTTGTCCAAGGGAAGCTTCTTTGGCAACTATCTCCGTGGCGAAGCTCAAGGGTATGTCAAGGACGCTTCCTCTACATCCTTTGAGCCGAATTCAGCCAGCGGCATGACGTGGTTTGCCGCGACCCCGTTTAAGCTTTACGGACTAACCCCGGAATCGAACCATTGGAATGACAGCGTGTCTGAGATGGAAAAGTATTCACTCACCGCCGATTTGCCAACGCGCGAGACGCATGAATTTGAGAAATCAATGCGACCGAGGCAAAAAGTCCGCATCATCAAACAGCGCATGGCGGACCCGGATAAGGTTATGGACCTTATCAAGAAGCTGCAAGCTAACGTGGGAAGAATGAAGGCTGGGTGGTTGCCAGCATGGGACAGCATTGGCGCGGCGATTGGCCGGAACATACCACAATATGTGGCGCGCCATCGCTCTGGCGCGCGCGGTTATGTGGTCAACAATTTACACCAGCCGGGCAACCCCAACATCACCATTGCCAACAACGCCACCGCCGTCGCGAAGATGAATGAGAAAGGCAGCGAAGCTTACTATTTTCAAAAGGCTGTCAACCTTCGGGCGCGTGCAATGGCAACTAATTTCTCAATGATTATGACCGGGAAAAAACTCCTTTCCGATTACGCAAAAATGGCATGAACGATTACACGCCAGTATATGATTTTGAAGGCATCTTTGAGGGGGCCGCGCAATCTCTTTTCGGAACGCTTGGATTCACGAGTGTTGATGAGGACGGAAAAATTTCCAATCCATTGATCCCGGCGGATGTTACCGAGTTGCAACGGGACCGGCCCCGTCTTGAAATCGTGTTCAAAGATAACGGCTCCATATTAAACAGCTCATCTGGAGCTGCGATTCTTGACCCTGTCTATGGGCAAACTTTCGGTCTTGTCAGAGGGGCGGCATACGAAGGTGAAATGCATTTTACAATTGCGGCCAACAGCACGGAAACCGACAAGGCCACGATCCGAAAATGGCGGGCCGCCTTGCGATGGTACGCCGAACAAATGCCGATAAGGATGCAAGAAGGATTGACTACGCTTTCGCTCCGTTCGGTTAAGGAATCCGGCTGCACCAACCTCTACAAAAACTCCGATGGATATTGGAGTTGCGGAATAGTTTACTCGGTTCGGTTTTCCATCAAACCGGACGCATTGCAGCAGTTCAAACAATTAACACCATAACATCATGTCTGAATCTCTTATAACATCCGGCCAGGTCACACTGAACACTCAGTTGTCTTTGTCGAGCGGAATCCTATCCAACATTTCCAACATCGCATTTAATCCGCTGATCACACTGGCTTTAAGCAGCGGAGGGGCCAACACGTCAGTCGGATTTGCCAACCAAATCTTCGCCGCCTCGATTGCCGTGGCCCAAGGCTCCCCAGCATCATGGAACCTGTACACGATGGCGATTTCCACGGTGGCCGGCGGCGCGGCCCCCAACGATGGCGTCGGCCAGGCTTACACGATGGCGAAGCTTAAGTTGCTAATTATACAGAACCTTGGCTACAGCGCCAGCAGCCCAGTGGAAACCGACTTGCTGGACATCATCGGAACCGGATCGTCCACCGCCTTGACAAGCTTGCTTATCGGCAACGCGGCGACCTGCGGATTGATCCTGCCTGGGCCAGTCAACGCCGCCGCCGTTACAGCTGGCCAGGCTCCGGCTCTGATCGTGTTTAATCCTGGGGTCACATCCTATGCTGTTGCCAGCGGGGCCGGGGCTAACACATTGGTGCTTTCCAGTTCCGCAACCGGGCGCACCTGCAACCTCAACATCGTGGCCGTCGGTTCAATCAGCTAAGTAACAAAATAACAAAAGAGAAACCTTTATGGCACCATCTACTCAGCAAGCTTACAACGATGGCGGAATTCCGTTTGGCTCTTGGACGCTAACCATTTACATTGGCCAGCGATCAATCGGCGGCGCGTTCCAAACCGCCCGCGGCACCTACATCGTCGAAACGATACCAATTGACCGTCCGTTGAAAATCATCAGGCGCACGGACGAAATCGGCGGCCCTAATGGCTCTGTCGGCGTCGCGGATTTTGTGACAGCGGAAGCCACGATCCAACTTGGAACAAGCAGCAGCCTGCGCATCATCAACGGCGATTACTTCGCGGCGACATTCAACGCCACCATTGGCGCGGAAAATTTCTTCATAACAAACGTCAAAGAGCCGTTTGAAATGCAAGGATACTGGAAGCAGGATTGCTCGATCATCAAAGCTTACTCGCCCATCGCGGCATTCTCGTTCACTCCGAATTAACCGTGAAACATGGAACCTATTCGCAACGGGCCGTTTATCCCGGAGAGCGTGCCGGGTTATAAAGAGGCGGTTGAACTCGAAAGGCGCAACCGGGCTTCCAGTTTTATTGCAGAGGTTGAAATCGTCGCAGGTTTTGAGTTAGTGCCGATGACGCTTCGGCACTTCGACACGCTTCGATTTCTTGGCAACCCCATACTGCGCCACAGCCACCCATCACCATCGGAGCTTTACGCTTTTCTTTGGTTCTTGAATCCGCGCTACACGCCCCAGGACAGCCCAGAGCGTAGGGCAATGGTCAAGAGGGCTAGGGCTTTTTCAGAGCCGCGCGCGCCTCTATGGAGCACTCCAACCGCCCTCCGAATCTTCCGTTTGAAACATCTTGAATGGCTGGCTTATTATTCAACTGTCGTCTCCGCCTGCCATGTCTTTGTGGAGGAAGCAATGTATGATTGCTCCAGCGCAGACTCCGGCCGGCGCGAGAAATCATACTACCACGACATCGCATATTTTATTGACTTGTTTGGTAGTGAATACGGGTGGAGTCTGCAAGCGACATTAAACCTCCCCATGAAGCAGATTTTCCAACTTGAAAAGCGCTGCTTGGAGCGACGGCATGGGCGAAAACACCTATGGAATCGCAGCGAAGCGAACCTGGGCGCCCTGGTGGATTCGTGGAATCGGAAAGTGGAATCTAACTAATATGATCCAGCAAGAAGAAATCAGAGCCACGCTGGGATTGAATTTGGAAGGATTAAAAACAGGATTCCAGAGAGCCACGGTCATGGCCGATGAATGGGGGAAAGAATTCAAGCGGTCAATCAATGATGCGGGACGCATGTTGCTGGCGCCATTAACCGGAGGGGCGGTTCTGGAAGGGCTTTCAAAAATCTCGGAAAAAGCGGAGCAAATCAGCCGACTGGCGGAAGGCTCCGGTTTAGGAGTTGAGGAATGGCAAAAACTTGCCTACACATTTACTCAAGCAGGAGCGGGCGCGAACGGTGCGGAGCGGGCCATGCAAAGACTCGCTGACACTATCGGCGGCGCGAGGGAAGGCCAGAAAGCTGAGGTTGCAATTTTTGAAAAATGGGGGATAGCATTAAATAACCCCGGCGGCGGCGCTAAATCCACCACTGAAATCATAGACGAAATCGCCACCGCAATGGATAAAGAATCGGATCCAACAAAACGAGCGGCGGAAGCGCACGACATGTTTGGCAAAAGCGTAATGAAATCCGTGGAAGCCATGAAACTGTGGAAGCAGACGCATGGTGAGGGCGCGTCAATAATCACCGAGGACGACGTAAACGCGATTAAGTCAGCAACATCTGACATTCGGCAAGCTGTTGATTTTGTGGAAGCAAAGGGTGCTCACCTGGCCGGCATTTGGGCGAAGCTCTGGCAAGACATTGGAGAAGCCACTACCGGCAAGACCGGACATGAAATCGCGGCGGACGCGGCAACGGTCGCAAAACTGCAAGGTGACGCCGCAGAAAAAGAACGATATGCGGCGCAAGATGCGGCTGACATCAAGGCTGCGTCCGACAGGGATGCGGCTAATGCCGCGGCTGATGCCTCTGCGGACGAACTCAGCCGGAAAACAGCAATTGGCGAATTACAAGAGAAACAACGGTTGGTTGACAAACAGATGCATGAGGCTGCGCGTGATGCGGCAAAGGAGGAAATTGAGAATAGAAAAGAGGCTCTTAATATCATGCGATTGCAAGCCCGACATGCCGAGGAACAAGCCAAGAGGGATTCACCCTATTTCCACACCGTGGATGAACTAGCTCGCGTCGGTTTGCGAGGTGGCGCTTTTGACACCGCCCGCGAAGTCATGGCGCGGCAAGCGCAACTGAGAAACTACACTTTATTTCATGGAATTGATGACAGCGCGCGCGGAGAGGAAGGCATCATTCAAAATCTGAAAAGCAAACTGGAAGAGGGCGGCTTTATTGCCCCGGAACAACATCTTGAGGCTATGAAGGATTCCTTGGCAGAGTTAGTTAGAATGGGGAGCGGCCCAGGGCTAAAAGTGAACCCGGAGATTAGTGAATGATGACCGCCATCCCATCTTACATTGATGGCAGCTACTCAAGCGCGATAGCCTGCGGGCCTCCGGTTTTTAGCTCCCCATTACCGGGCATCCCGGATCAAGTCATGTGCGAACAGGAGTTCACTTGTTGGAATGGGAGCTTTACCCCCACCCCTCTAAACACACTCCACCCAGACACGAATTCCGGGGTTGGATTTTGGGCGGTCAATGCGGCCAAAGTTCTGGCCGGCACGGCCACAAACTTCTATTTGACATCAGAATCGTCAAGGGAAGACATCGGCGGCGGATTGGTAAAATGGAAGCGCACTTATTGCCAAGTGCCGAACAGCCGGCTTGACATCTCAACTATTTCCTATCAGTTTCCGGGTCTAGCGGCTTATTCTGGCACCTACCCTTCTGGCGCAATTGTCACGTTACGCACTCCAATAACCAAGGCCGCACCGTGCAAGATCGTTTATGATTATTTCCTTTGCGGCACGGGCGGAACATATTCCGATGCTAGCGCAATTCCGGTTATCAGCCAAACACGGTATGTGAGTGGAATTTACAATGGGGCAATCCTCGTCGGATTAAAAGACGTGCCCGTGCTAATGCCAAGTGTGATCGGAACCACGATCCCCACATACGAACAATATGTAAGTGGAATTGCCAGCAATTCTCCAAACACAACCTTCCTGGGCGGGACATATCCGATTGTGGTTCAAGCTTCTGAATGTTCACGCTGGAACGGTTTAATTTTTCAGCGTGTGACAAAACTCATTCCAGCATTGTGAGCGACAGCCCCCCATCATCATCGGCCACCAGTGAAACTCCGAAGCCATTCGTTTTCAGCGCGGGCGCCAAGCTGCCGAAATTCGCAAAAGGAAGAGGAAAAAGTCCGAGCGTATTCAGCGCCAGCGACATGAACTTGATTTGCCGCGTGCTCGATTCTTTTCTCAACCTCAAGGTGGTTTATGAGGCGGCACAAGCTAATGCCGACGGAACTACCGGGATTGGAACACCCCAAGTCATTATCACCGAGCAGGGCGCGGTTATCACGTTGCCCGGCCCGCAACAATTCCCTTGGCAGGTGCCAAAAGAGCTTGATCCGAATGTCCCAGTATTGGCGGGCGAGTTTGTCTATATTTCCGCCGAAAACCCGCTTGTGACGACAGGGTTGTATGATCTGCAAAGCAACACTCTGACAAAAGCCTCCTCCGGCATCTGGCAATCCGTTCGTTTGGTCCCGGCGCAAACCTCCAATTCCGGAACGGTTTATTACAATGTCCCGAAGAGCATAACCACCGCAACCACACCTTCCGGTACTCCGTTGACAGGGGATGCGGATGTCTCCGGTTTATTTTGGATTCCTTGGTATGGTTCTGGACAATCATCCGATGCCGGTTGTTACCGGCTGACAGTTGTTGGTGAATCTACCAATTATATTGGATGCATTTATGTTTATCCGGGGAATCCTCTGGACGGAACCTCTGTCAACGTCGCCAAACCTCCAGAGCTTCGCGGTTTTGTCGGATCAACCACCGACTCTCAAGGAAACTCGCAATCCATTCTTCCTGCATACGGGGCAGGGGACACTATCTTTGCGGATATGCCTTTTGGCGGCACGGGCGTCACCTCTGTAGTCCTGCAAGACTTAAATGTCAGCGCGAGGGCGCTGGCGACCACGCTTAACACCTGCGAAAACATAGCCGGAGTTCCAACCACAAAAAGCAGGCTCTTTGTCTGCTCTACATACTTCTGACCAATGCCATGCGCAAATTCCATAGGGACCGCCGGAGCTTGCGACGGATGCTGCCAGAACACGACCGCAGGAACACTGCGCGGGGTGTTTGTGGAATACTATCCACTAACCCCTCCGATAACCCCTCCTTGGGTGCTCGTGCCTCAAATGACAGCTTATGCTGCTTTTATAAACGGCTTGAATTTCGACACGGTTGCCCTGCTTCCAACTTCTCAAGTGGGAATAAATCCTGGCGAGGTATGGATTCTTGACTATTCAAGCAGTCAATGGAGTTTATATCTGTCTGGATTCGGAATCCAGTCTGGAGTCGAATTCAGTCTTGTAAATTCTCCATCTCTTGCGGCAATTAGCGCAGACACTACCGCCTACCCGTTTAACATCAGCGGATACAGATTCCAATTCGCACCAACGTCGTTAAGTTGTTGGTCTCTATATGAGGAAGTGCAATATGCTTCCGGTCCAAATGCCCCTTATGCGGAATTTCAATGCTTTAGCCGCGGGTCCGGGGCCTCCGTGCTTGACTTTCAAATCACTCCGTCAATGTATATACATTCGGATGATTCACCTGATCCTTCCGTCGGCGCTGACCAGTGGTTTAACACAAACCCATCCTATTATATTGGAACGAATCTATGCCCGCCGCCGCCAAATGTTAACCAATGAGCTTTTCCCGTCACATAAAGTCTATGGAATCCCGTGAGGCATCCGGCAAGCTTCCTCGCGGATTCACAAGCGCCTGCAAATCTGCCGGCGTAATTTCGCAAGACGGACAATGGGTTACGATGACAAACCAGCAATGGAGAGAGATTGCGTTTCCCAAACCGAAACAGTCCATAGCTCTTGGCGATCTTGTCCACAAGGTGGCCGGCCCCATCGGACAGGCCATTCATTGGCCATGCAATGAACGTGATGCGAAAGGCAATGTCACCGCCAATTTGCGACCAGACTCCCCTTGCGCCAGAGCGCGCAACCTGCTAAATAAAGTGAAGTTATGAAAATATTTTGTTCCGCCATTCTCCTTTTGATTTGCCAATCCGTTTTCGGACAGGCCACGATTTACTTGGCATGGACAAATTGGTCAGCCATGAATCCTTTCACGAATCAAATCCTGATTCAGCCGTACAACGGAAACCAGCAATTAAGAGCCAACGATTATGGAGCTTACTTATCCGCCGGTCAAGGGGTTGTCTTGAGCACAACGACCGGATTCTACACGAACGCAGCGACCTTACCGGGGCGTTATTCCGCGACCGTCTTGCCCAGCGCCACCTGGCCTAATCCCAATCTGCAACCGATTGTTTTCAATGTTCCAAACATTCAAGGGGACACCGCAACTTACAATGTTGCCGCTCTGGCGACAAACGGAATTACCGGCGCATTTTTTACCAACGGCGTAATCTCGATCAATGGCGCTTTTGGAGCGATTACATTCCTTTCCACAAACGTCTATGGGACAACCGGAAACACTTCGTTCCAATGGATTACCAGCGGCTCTCAAATTCTCGCCAGCAATTATGTCAACACAAGCGGCGGCGGCGGCGGAGTGACTTCGACCTTTGACCCGAACTATTTTTCTCCAAGTGGCAGTGGAACGAATGCCAATCCTTTCGGGGTGACGATCACGAATGCGATCAATGTTTTAGGAGCATCAAGCTCCAACTACACTGCCATCAGTGTTTCCTCTGCGATAGGGCAATTCAGCACTGGAATTGCTTCACAACTTGGGGCAGGGGTCGAAAGCGGTGGAGCAGTCACATCCACAAATGGTCTTTACCCAAGTCTGAGTGGTCTCACGAATTATGGACTATTTCCATCTTTCGTTGCTGGTTACACTCCAGATTATCCAGCCCAGCAAAGCGTTAATATAACTAATCGGCCCAATGGAAATCCATACACAACGAGCTTTTTTCAGTCTTATGGGTATGGTTATGATTTTGTGCATAACACGCAGATTGTGAACTTTTTTGACAACTGGTTTTGGACGTTTACAAACAACGCCAACTGGCCATCTAACTATCCGCTGACAGTTCTTCACTCCAACAGCCCGACAGCAATCGCGCCAGCGAACTTTTTATTAGGCTCTTTTTGTTTCACGACTAATGGTTTTCCTAACGGTTGCCTTAAAATACTGGGTGCGACAAATTGGTCTTCTGGTTATTTGGATCAACTGTATGTTCCAAGTCTTCCAGAGTGCATAATTTCAGTTGATCCTGTGACATTTGCCTCTAACTCTCCGACAATAAATATCGGTGGGCTTACCGGCCCCACAAACTCTGCTGGTGTGGCTTGCAGCAATGTCTTAATTGGTTTTTGCTATGCGCCAGATAACACAATCTGGGCGGAGTTTCAAGCTCAGTGGGATGCGCCTAATGGCACGCCGGGATACACTGCACAACCAACTGTTGGACGATTCTATCCTACGAACTGTTTGCTTCATTTCAGTGCCACTGGTCAGCAGCTTGGCATCTTTAATCACAACTTGCCTTTAATGAATTGTCAGGGGCTTGGATATTGCGTTGCGAATAATACTCTTTATGCAATCGGAAACGATATGTCATCGAGTGCAAATTGGTATGAGGGTGGAAGTCTAGGTCTGTTCCAAGTGACTCTTGCCGGACGTGTGGCGGAAGTGGTTAGATGTAATGAGAATTTAGGGAATGCTGCTGGTCCAGTTCCAAACAGTTTGTCCTTTCCATACCCATCTCAACCTTATTTAGCGGCATTCAATTTGTCTTATAATGCGTCAAATAATGTCATCCTGTATTACGATGTCAGCGGAACAAACTCTGCGCTGAATGTTGATGCTATGGGATTT